TTGTCACCAACTACATCTACTTCTACATCAACCATAGACGGAGTGAATTCTACATGGACAGGCATAGGAACCAAAGTAAACTTTACACAAACAACTCCAGGCGCAGCATTTCAATTCTCAGAAACTTATCTTGGTCCTGGTCTAAGCAATCAAACGATCATTCAGAGAACAACAGAAATAGAATCAATTACAGATACTCAAAGTATCTTCTCCCAATAATTCTAGGACTCTATCCAAATGTCAGCATTGCCCAAACTGTTGGCGGTGTATCTGCTACTGCTGCTCCTGTTGCTAATAGTTCAGGGAGCGTTACCAATCAGGCGATCCAGGTGCTGCAAGGTCCGTATATTACGAACACTTATGGAAATGGAATTCAGTGTCAAGGACCAACTAGAAACTTCACCCCCTATGTAACTGGTAGTGCTTCTGCTACCAAACCATATGAACCTTATTATAATGATCCAATATATGATATGAGGGATCTTGATGAGGATGGAGCACCAGATAATCCTGGCGATGTCTTGTATCGTATCCCTATTAGAACAGGTCAGAAAGATAACTACAATCTTGGAGTTGGATTCTCAATCACATGGTCAACACCAATAGACAAAGAACTCCAAGACAAATGCAAAGAAGCAGCTAATGCTAACATCGAGATGATGAAGCAACTAACTGCTAATAAGAGACTTGATTTTGAGATCGCAAGACTCAAGAACTGCGGCGAACTAATGAAGCAGGGTATCATGTTCCACCCCAAGAGTCCTTACTATAAAGTTTGTGCAGATGTTGTGGTCCAGAATGTAACTCAGGTTCCTAAGCACGAACATCCACACTTACATGCTATCCCTTCGGTTTCAGAGCAGATCTCAGTTCCCGAATCACCCGAGTCCTCTCTCGCTGAAGATCTTGGCGCTCCTTTACAGATAAAACAGGAGTAGTTTTACCTCTAATAGCAGCAATCTTTTTCATAACTTTCTTTACTGTTGGTTTGATAACCTTCAGTAAGATATCTGCTAATGGCTTTGCCATGATGGCAGATCCTGTAGCAATAACAGCAATACTACCAGTCATAATAATAGATCCAGCACTAGGAAGACCAGCAACTATCTGCTGAGGTGCTGATACTTTCTCTGTTATTTGAACACACTCATTACCAATCAATTTATATTCTACTACTTTCTTTCTGTATCCTTCAAGATATGTACCAACGGGTTCCTTAGCATCTTGTGCTGGTGTTGGACACTTGGTAGCAGAAAGAACAGGGGGAGTTTTAGGTATCGGTAACTCAGGAACAGGGAGAGTTTTAGGTTGCTCTTTTGTTCTAGTATCAACTCCAGCAGGATAGGTAGGAATTATCTGCTGTGGTTCAAAATTAATAGGATTATAACTGGGGACACCGCTATCGCAGTAAGTAACCAATCCTTTAGGGTCATCCCTACCGATTGTCTTGGATCTGGAGTTCGTCTCATGCGCTTCTACGCACCCAGGAATATCTACTATGGGCACACCAATATTTACCACGACAGGTGGTTCAAATGGCAGGGATGTGTAGTTTTCTGAAGCAGTTATTGGGGGTGGTATATTGATAGTACCGATCTTTATCTCTCTTATCTCCATCAGCAATCGTTGAATACTGAACCTATTTCTGATCCTAGACTGGACCCTGCCTTCTGCCCCAGCAAGACCGCCCAACCTGCCGCTAACCAACCGACGTAAGGGATACCCGAAAGGACAGGAGCAACGGCACCTGTGGCGATGCTAGCGCCCGCTATGGCACCTTGTGAGCGTGCTCCAGCGTCCGCCCGAATACACTCTTCGCTTTTGGCATTCTGCTTTCCCTCGTCATCAACAGCACCTCCTACATTTCTAGTGCCATCCATGGTATATTCATCACGACGATACTCAGATCTCTTCTCACTACCACCACCAAAGATTCCTTTCTTGGTAGCATCAACTTCAAGAGATCTCTCAGATGACAATACCTTAGGATCATTTGCTTTATACTTTATTGAGTATCCATCCCTTCCAACATTCACATCCCATGATGAGTATTCACCTGTGGGAATGTTGATAGCAGGATACTGTGGTCGGTTGGCATACTTTTCAGTTAGACTTATTAGATGACCTAGCACTCCAATATGTGCAACACCAATAGCACTACCAATAACTAACGCAGCAATTTTTACTGGGGATGTTTTCTTTGGTTCGTCCAATTTATTCTCCTCAGTAGGTGTTACCTTAGACCTCCTCATGATCATAAAGGAACATTAGGTCCCGTTACAGTAGGAAGATTGGGAGTAGCTGCATCAATCATCTCAGGTAGTGCTTTCTTTATTGCCTCAATAGCAGCAGAACTAACCTTCTTTCTAGCATCTTCAATTAGAACATCAGCATTTTTGTATAGATATATACCACTTCCAAGTACAGACAAGGAAACTAAACCAGATAATAACGCTACAACATTAATTAGTTTTTGCATCTTTCTTATTGTCAATCGCAGAAACAACTTCTGGTTCTTTCTTTGCTTCTATTTTTTTAGCGACTGCAGCTGCACCATTCTTTGCAGGACTCAATCCAAATGCTGCGAGAGATCCAGAGAATACTGAAGCGATAAACGTAGGATCAAAGTCTAAAATCTTTTGACCATTTGGAAGTCTTACGTAACTAAATGTGAGCAAAGAAGCAGACCATATTAAAACGACAAGCTTCACCAAATCAGCTAACCATTCTCTAGATTCTTCATGATCTTTTTCAACCTTGACACTTGCTTCTTTTTCTATTTTATCTACCATGATAGACTAAAAAAAGAACCTCTATTATTTAGGAAATAAATAGTGAATAGAAACTTTCTTTCATAAATGGCAAAGGTCTTCACAAAATTCGGACTGAAAAGAGATTTGAATCTGTCCGATCTACCAAATAGAACTGATGCTCTCAACAATATTCTGAAAGGTCTGCAGCAAGGAACAGAAAGTTTCACGGCAGAAGATATAGAATTGTTGAAAGATATCTTCGTATCAGATATCACAAAGACTACATTCACGGATGCATCTGATGCTACTGTATTAGAACTAAAAGAATCTGGTATTAGTGCTCCTTATGATCCTTTGATTACATTCTCTAACAGAATCGACAAAGCATATTTCACCACATCTGAACCATTTTTCTTTGGTGGAGATGGTCCAACAACAAGATATTATGATAATGCTGCTATTGTTAGATCAACCCCAGGAAATGCTGCGACAAACTTTGAAGGTTTTGAAGAAAATAGTGTTGCGGAAACAACTTTATTCTGGGAGAGAGGCAACTTCTTTTTTGATGGGAAGTTTCTAGCAGAATTAGTATCAATATATGGTGCAGTAGAATGGACTGGTTACTTCAAACCAGTTCAAAATGGAGTTCACAATCTAAGAATAATTACTAGAGGATTCTTGAAAGTAGAATTTGACGATCTCTCGCAGACAAGAGACTTTACATTTGATCCAGGAACAGGTACGTTTAATTATAACAATAACGACTTTGATCTATTGAATGTTGTTGTTGATCAAACAAGATTAGATCAATCAACAAATTTATCAACCGCAACTATTGTAAATACAAACAATAGTCCTTTGGGAGATGCGAGAACTGTCACCATAAACTTAGGATCTCTATCTGCATACGAAGCTTATAAAATAAGAATCACACATTTCATAAGTGAAGATGCGGTTCCAACAGGTGTAGACATATCGAGAGCAATCAACTTTGACATTCTACCTCCATCATCAGGATCATACATAGATCTAAATTATAAGTATCTTTATAGCGAATCATATTTCACCAACTATAATATTGGCGATTTCAAAGCGTTTATCGATAAAACAATCTCGTTAGGAGGAACAGAGATTGGTTCTAATGGAACTATTGGAGATGTCTCTGGATCTTTTATTGAATCTACTGAAACACCTACACTAGGAGATAGTTATAAAAATCTCAATAATTTATTTCCAATTATTTCCTATTACCAATTTCCAAACAATATTTCTAGCGTTGAAAAAGATGTCGCTGGATGTTCTTTAGTTAGCGGAAGAAGCATTATAAGTTTCGATGAGAACGTAAACACAGAACCAGATCCCACAGAAAATATAGAAATTGGAAACTATGTATTTGGTACTGGCATACCAGTTGGATGCAGAGTAACAAAAGTCATTCAACAATCTTCAATAGAAGTAAGTCCTACACCAACAACAACTGGAACAGTAACTCTAACATTTGTAAATCATCGTGGTTTGGTATCATATGGAATTGGTGATGTTGCAAATAATAATGTTACAAACATTACAGATTCATTTAGTCTTACAGATATA